GTTAAAATCGCAATCACATTCTTGTGCAGCATGACGTAATCCTAGAATTTCATTTTGATCATCTCTCCATTGTTGGTTTCGTTCAGGATGAACAGTCCAAGGTAAAGATAAAGGAACAAATTTGTTTTCTTTATTTTGTGCTTTAGTAAAAGATTTATGAAACCAATTACCTGTACCATAAGGTGTAGACAAAGCAAGACATTGTCCTCCAGTAGCTAAAGTTTGTTGAGCAGAGGCAAAAATTTCATCAATACCTTCAATAAAAGCCGCCTCATCAATAATAAGAAAAGAAACAGCTTCTGATCTACCAGCATCTGCTGTCGCTCCTACTGCTTTAATCTGTGAACCATTATTTAACTTTAATGAAAGTTTATTATTTTCTGATGGTTTATCTCCAGATTTTAACCATTTAGGTAAAGCATCATAAGCAAAACGTACTTTAGTAACCATATTCTTAGCAGTTTCTTGCTTAGTAGCGATACAAAGTATATTTTTGTCTTTTTGGAATAACATTAACCACAAAGAATAAGCTGATGCTAATGTTGATATCCCTAATTGTCTTGATTTGTTAATAATTGTATACTCATTTTTTTGAATCTGCTGTAATACTTTTTCTTGGAATGGGTATAAATTAAATTGGATCCTACCCCTTTGTGGGTGTTGAATCCAATAGTATTTTTTCATAAAATAGACTGGATCCTGCGAGCAGCGGATCCATTCTAATTTTATAATTTCCTTTAAAGGGAGTTGTTGTTGTATTTCAGACATAACTAATTTAGAAAGCTTTATACTCCTAATTTTTTACTTAATTTATTAATTTGAGCAGTTAAGTCTTTTAATTTAGATATAGCTGTTTTATCACCACCTTTAAAAGCTTTGTTTACTTCTAATCTTTCATCTTTAAGAGCTCTTAAAGCTTTAATCATTTCATCTTTACTTCTTGAGTCTTTTTCAACTTTAGTATCGATTTTATCATCAGCTGATGGTTCAGATTTAGCTTTAGATGGAGTAATTTTAATTTTTTGTTCTCCTGGAGTTTTAGCAGCTTTTGGCTCTTTAGGTTCAGCAGCAGGTTTATTAGGATCTGCAGGACGTCCTGTTCTTACAGCTGTTGGAGAAGATGAAGCAGCAATATATTGAGCTAAATCTTTTTCTAATACTTCTCTTGATTTTGGATTGTTCCAAGTAGCGATATCTTTACCTTGAGGATTTTCAGGGCTAATAGTAGCTTTTTTAAATTCTTTATAATCAGCTTCACCTTCTTTTTCTAAAGCATCTAATGTGTTATACATAGCTGATCCAGGTCTAAATTTTGCTTTTTTAGCTGCAATTGCTTCTTTAGCTTCTGGAGAATCATCTGTTACTTTATAGAATGAAGCCATTTCATCTAACATTTCATTTTCTTCTAAATCGTCTTCTTGTAAATAAGAAGCATCAAAATTTTCAGTTAAAAGAAAATTCTTTGCTTTTTTTAAATCAAAATCACTATTAATGTTCATTTTTTTATTTTTTAAGTTATTGGTTTTGATATAAATATTATAAAGAAATTACTTCTAATATTTGTTTAATTCTTTCCTCAGTTGTACCTGATAATGTATGAGAATTTTTAATTCTATGGTTATAATTTTTACAAATATCTTTAATTATAAAATCAATTAAGTCTCTATACTCAGCATTAGTTTCCCTTACATTATTATCTTCTATTTCTACTCCTTCAGGAGAAACATAAAAAATATAATCATATTCATTGATAAAATTACGAGCATACTCTTCATATGAAATTTTATCTGCCTCTTTTATAGACTTAGCAGCACTTGTAAAAGCCATTACATCAATAACTGTTCTATCAGTAATTAAGTTTTCATGCATTAATTCAGCACAACGTTCTGATAGAAATACAGTTTGACCCTTCATTGTAGAATCAGTATTTAAAGGAATACCTAAATCTCTTAAATATTTACTACGTTCAGTAGAAAATTTATAATCTTTAAATTGTGGTAATTCTTTTAAAGCATTAACTAATGTTGTTTTCCCGACACTTACTGTGCCACATAAACCTATTTTCATATTAAAATCTTGATGTTACTTGTGGATTTTTTTCTGGTGGTACTCCATGTCTGTCTCTACGGGCTTCTAACCATTCATCTTTAGTGTATTGAAAACCATATAAATAGTATTCGTCTTTTTTCTTTAATTCCTTAGCATACTTAAGAGCAGGTTCATCCCATGAGTGGAGCTTCCCATCAAAGTATATAATAGTCCTACCATCAGTTGATGTAAGGGTTCTTGATTTATAATCAGTATTCGTAACGTTTTCCATTGGAAATTTTATTTGGTTTGTTCTATAAAAGATATAAAATCTTTAATAATTTCCTGTTTAGCAGGTGTTGCTTTCTTATAAGCTTCGCTTAATATAATATTAATATCTATGGTATCCAAAGATTCTACAAGAAGCTGTTTAAGAGGAGTTAAAGCACTTTCAGCTAAAATATACTCTGCGCCTTCTCCATAATCTTCAATATCATTTAAATATAATTCTATATATTTTTGTAACCTATTTTGAGAAGTATTCATATATCATTTTTTTAACATGTTTAACAATTTCTTTAATATTTTTAATTTGAGTATTTAACCACTGCATACGTTCACCCATACGTTTTCCCGCCATAGGAGTTTCAATATGATCTTCTGGGATGTATTTAAGTAAGGGTTTCATATATTCGGTTCCTGTTAGACATATAAAATGGTCAGTTTCAGGATTAATGTCATGAGATTTCATTTGTTTTGCTACTTCTGCACCCCAAGCTTCTTTTTCATCTTTAGGCATTTCTTTAAGAGTTTTATCATAAGGTTCTAGGACTTTAGTTAAAGGAACTAGATAATGTTTAGCAGATAAAATAAACATTTTGTCAGGTTTAAGCGACTTACCGTACTCTAAAGTTTTTTTGAATGTAGGCGACGCAGAATATAAATCCTGCGCTTGAGACGGCTTATCTAATTTAGATTTGGTGCAGCTTAATAATACTATAGTAGACATTTATAATGATTTTAATATAAATATGTAAAATATTAAGAAAATTCATTATACCATGTATTATCAACCCATTGAGATTTAATCTTTTTAATAATAGTAAAATACTTTTTCCAATCTATAGCACCAATATCTACAAAATGTTTATATTGTTTGCCTACTCTATTATCATAGGCATATCTCGATTTATGAGATAATGTAATTGATGGATGATTTACTTTAAGTTTTACCCCATTATAATCAACATAAATTATATCTTTAGGTTTAATATACTGGCTATTAAAAAAATCTATAGTATATTCTATATTACCATTATCACCTGATGGTGTAACCCATTCTGTAGAAAATTTGTATAATTGGATTAATTCTTTTTGAGCAAAATGTTTATCAGTTTTATTATTACCTTTTATTTTATGCCCATTCATTTCTGTAGTATCATAATCTCCTTTACCTATCACATAATTTAAGTTAAAGAAATCTTTAAAAACTAATAATTCATCTTCAGTTAATGGTTCAGTTAAACTAAAATCAATATCAGGTTTACGATTTTTAAAATCATATTCTACAATACCCATTATATATAAACCTAAACTACCACCTAAAATTAATTTATCACTTAAATTAGTTAATGGAAGAATAATATCGTCATACTTTTGAGGTAAATTATTAACTGTATTTGGTTTATAACCATTATGTATTCTACTTAATATATTTTTAAACATAATTATTGGATTTTAATTTTAGTACCTGGTAATTCATCGTTTATTTTTGATTTTGAACTGTGCACCCATAATATAGGTTTTAATGGTTTAGTAGCAGGTGAACAGCATTCTCCGTCTGTTAAATAAATTAAATTATCAAATTCATTTTTATGTTCAACTAAATACTTCATTACAGGTTCAAAATCAGTACCACCTCTACCTTGAACAGATAAGTCTTCTAAATTACCTTTGTATTCATAAACTCTTTGAATATTAGCATCACATTCTACTACTGTTACTTTAGTACCTGTTTTATAGATATGATATATTTCATTAAAAAATTCTGCTAATTCACTATTAGAGACTGAACCTGATGTATCAATTGCAACTAATGTTGATTTTTTAAGTTTAATTTTTAAAGCAGGATTACCATAAAAACGTTTATTAGGTTTACGTCTTGTTTTTTTAGTGAATACTTTATTTGATGTGTTACTAAATCTACGTAAATAGGCTTTCCAATCTAATACAGGTTCTTGTACTTCAAATAAAGAACTAATATAATCCTTCATTTCTGATGGTATTAAACCCCTATCTTTAGCACGTTTTTCTAATTGACTTGCTATTTCTTTTAATTGATGATCAACTTGTTTACCTATTAATTTACGTTCAGCTTCATTCATTCCTTCCATTGCTTCCCACAACTCATGAATATCAATTTCCATACCATTCATAAAATCAGCAAAGTCTCCGTTCGGATTATTATCTAACTCGTCTTGAAGTTTTTCGTAATAATATTTAGTACCTTGTTTAGGAAGTAAATTTAAAGGTTTATAAATACCCTCATCCAATTCTAATCCATCCCATTTTTCACCTTTATAATCAGCTTGAATATATTGGTTAATTTCTAAATCCGCAGCAACATTATATAATTTCTTATTAGGAAATCTATCAAAATGTTGTAAATGGAAAAATGCAATATGAAGTAATTCATGTTTTAGAACACCTAATTTAGTATTCTCATCTAATGATTTCCAAAAGTCGGGATTAATACAAAGTTTAATGTTTATGTTATCTGGTGTAACACAAGCAGTAGGAATAGATGTAGTTAATTCCTTGTTGAGTGAAATTAAAAATAAACCATAGAATGGTTCTTTTAACATTAAACTTTTAGAAAATTTAGTAACTTCGTGATAGATAGACATAACCTTTTTTTAAATTAATAATACTTAAATATACTATTTTAAGACTTAAGAGCCAAACTAATTTCTGATAGAATTAGTGAATTAGGATCTATTGATAACATTATATTGATTTTATCTTTGACATAGTCAGTAATAATTTCTTTAGATTCTTCATCATTTTGGTGGATTTTATATAGACTTAAACTAAATTTTACCCAATCATCTCTAAAATTGATGTTTTTAGTATTATAATATTTTATAATACTTTTAAAACTTCTATGATTATTTATACTTTTACCACTACCCCAATTAAATTTATCTATATGTTTATTTAAAAGAAGTGCAATTTTAAGTGAATCTTTTTCAATATTAACATTACTTAACATTTCTAATGCCATATTAATATTATCCTGATCTTTGCTGTCAAACATGCTATCTAATGTCTTTAAATAATCTTTGTCTAATTCAATTCCATCACTATTAAGTGTTTCTAGAATATCATTATCAAATGCAATTTTAATATTAGGATTTTTAAAAACATATTCTAATAAACTGTAAGTATCAATTAAACTTCCTCCCCAAATTTCTTTACATTTGTAAAATTCTAATGAAGTTTGTTTATAGATAAATTCTTTAAGAGTATGAGATATAGGATTATTTAAATAAAAATCATTATGTATAAAAAGATGATCTTCATTTGTAAATTTCATACGATCTTTAGGAAGAAGACCATCCTTGCGATTATTATAACCAGTTTTATCACTATCTGGAGTTATCTCTTTTAATAGTTTATAATTTTCTGAGGTTTGGTCTATTTTGAAATAATTATCTGATATTGATTTTCTGATTTGTACATATAATTCATTTATATAACTTTTATTAATAATTATATTATCACATTGTTCAACTCTTGATGTTTTTTTACCCTTAGTTGTTTCAAAATATTCTTTTAATTTATGTCTAGGGATATTAGATAATTTTCCTGTATAAGTTTTTCCAGGTAAATCAACATTTTTAGACTGATTGATTATAGACTCTAAGAAAGTTAAATAATCAGTTCTTTCTTGTTCAGTGAACATTATAACATCAGATGCTCCTTCCCAATAAATGTAACGTAATTTATTATTTTGAGTTGTTAAGATAATTGAATTTGGATATAACATAACCTTTTTTTTAAATTAATAATGCTTAAATATAAGAATAATAAAAGGGGAGGCCAAGCCTCCCCATATTTTTATTTCATTATAAATTCAACTAACGATTTGTCCATCATCATAACCTTAAATTTAGATGGATTATTATTGTAAACTGATTTTACCATATTGTAACAAATATCAGTTGTAAATACTTTTTCGTTAACAATTTTAGATAACCTTTCAGTTACTGTTTTTTCTATTGGATTTTCTTTAGAGAATAAATCTAAGAAATTAATTATTCTAGTTGATAAAGTTGATGCAATATCTGCTCTATATTTATCTTCTTTACCTGTTAATGATTTTAAAGTATTTAATACATACTGTTCATCCTGACTCATTATATTTTCAGGTGAAATCATTTTATCTAGTTTATTATTAATAAACATAGTGAATAAACTACTAAATTCTGGTCCTACTGAACCCTCACCTACCATTTGTATAAGAGGTAATGAATCATTAAAATTCTGAATAGATGATATTGAATTAAAAAACATAGATATACTTCTACTATTTATACTTTGTGTAACTAATTCTGGATGCATTAATAAGAAATTAATACATCTACCATCAATTTTATTTTCCTCAGCCCATTTAGCCCAACAATTAATATCGAATTTTAATTGTACTGAAATGAAACGTGTTTTTTGTGCATTATCTATACTATTAACTAAATAATCTCCATTATCAGGATTAGCAGTTAATATAATATGCCAATCTTTTGGTAAAGACCAACTAATATATTGTTGTCTATCAATTAATTCCATTACAGCTTGTATAAATCTAATATCAGCTCTATTCCAGTCATCTAATAATAAAATCCCACCATTGGTTTTGTTAGCTATCCATTCAGGTGGACAATAACTCATTCTATTTTGACCAGTCGAACTATAACCTAGTTTAAGATATTCATCAAATGCATGTTCATCTACCCAAACTGTTTCTTTATCATCTTTTACTTCAAATTGACGGATTGGAAAACCTACTAAATCACCAATTTCTTCAATTTGGGCTAAATTTAACTTAACAAAACTTAAATTTTGTTCTTTAGCTAATTGAATGATAGCAGATGTTTTACCAATACCTGATTCACCTATTACTTCAGTTGATACAGGTGTTTTACCTTGACTTTGTAAAAATCGATTGTTCTCAATAATATGAGATAAGAAAGTTTTTAATTCGGTTACATTAACCGATACTAGATTTTGTTTTGACATAACTTTTATTTATAAATTAATAATACTTAAATATATGAATAATAAAAGGGGAAGCCAAACTTATGTTTTAGCTCTAACATTTAATAAAGTTCCAGCTTCATTGTAATCATAAATTAATTCCTCTTCTATACTAAATAACTCATCATAGAATGCTAAATGAGCGTCTTGAACTTTTTTCCAATTAGGTTGTTGTTTTAAATGTAAATAATATTCAGATATCTTTTTAGAATAAGGTTTAGATGAAAATATACACATTAATGCTATATTCTCTACAAAATGACAAGTATTTAAATCATTAGTATCAGCATTTATTAAGATTTCAGTTGCCATTTCAGCATTACCTTCTTCTTTAGAACCAATCATTTCTAATAATTGATCATATGTTTTTTCATCTATTATATGAATGTCAGAATATTCCATAACCTTTTTGTTTAAAAATATAAAATAAAAAATGGGAGGCCAAGCCTCCCTTTTAATTAATTAGATTTTAATATATCTTCAGCCACATAAATACCTTGTGCACCACTCACTGTTATACCTCTAGCACTTAAAGCATCACCAACAAAATGGACATTTGGAAATTTAGTTAAAGCTAAATTAGTATAATCAACGAGTGGCTCAGGACTAAGATATTTTACCTCCGGTATATAAATCCCCCAATCATCTTTTAATGTTGGGAATACTTTTTTCATATCATCAATAAATTCATCTATGTAGTTAAAATAACCTTCAAATGTTCTA